TCCTTCTGCTACTCCTGTCACAACACCTTGTGCATTGACTGTAGCGATTGCTTCATCACTAGATGTAAATGTTATATTTTTATTTGTAGCATTTGCTGGTGCTACTGTAGCAACAATGTTCTCAGTATCACCCTCCGAAACAGTTAATGTTGTTGGTGTTACAGTAACACCAGTAACGGCTACAGGTGTTGGTGGAGTAGGATCTGTATCTTCACCATTAAACTCACCTGTTTTCTCACCTGGGTTTTCGTATTCGTAATCACCAAAGTTAAGTACATCATCAGGTAGAGGATTCATTTCACCTTTTTTAGATGTATTCAACACTTGTAAAGTAGCTGATATTTCTATAAAACCATCAGTAGGAGCTGATTTTTCAAGTGATTCAACATATGTGTAAGCAAATAACGAATTGTGCTTACCGTTTTTATTGAGTACTTTTTCAACTTCCCACACCTTTAATTGAGTACCTTTTTTAATGGAATCAAGTACTGCTTCTTGTCCAGGATCATCTGTGCTACAATAAAAAGTCACATCTAATGATTCTGATAATTGTCCAGGACCTAGAATACGACCAAATTTAGTCTGTTCGTCAGTTAATTCACGTTCATAAGAATGCGTATGCTCAGTTTGATCTCCAATTAAAAAACCTTCTGCGCCCAAAGCGTTATCAGAAGGTTGAACGAGTAATAAACTATCTTTACCGTTTAATCGTGCCATTGTATCACTCCTAGTTGATTTGTATTTTGTAGCGCACTGTAAGCACGCCGTGTTTAAGCCCTACTTCTATGTCATTAAACACCCTCGCATCCACCCTTGTAACATCTAATACTGTTAGACCATTAATAGAGTATCTACGAGTAATTAAAGCCTGCTGACATGCGCTTAGAATCTCATAGAGTATGCGTTTACCTGTTGATTCGTCATTGTCTTTTCGCCATGCATGAATCGTAAAGGTTATTTGCTCACTATTACTTGTCTTAGTATCCAGTGGATTACTGTATGGCTCTCCAATTGTTACGTATGGATAAGGTGTATTTTCATCAGGTGTATCATATACTTCAACACCCAACGTCTGTAAAAGCATACTGGCTTTTAATTTCTGATAAATTGCTGTCTGTATTTCTAAAAACGGAAGCATAAAATAATTCATAGTCCTATCCTCCGCATTTCTGTTTCGAAGTAACGTCTGCCACTTTCTACAGCAGGACCCCAAAACGGTTGGGCTCTCATACCTTCAGTAGTTACATATCGACCAAGTTTTGTACTGAAATACGTCCAAGGTGTTGTGCGACCGTTTCCGTTCTGAGCATAAATTCCTGTACCATGCTCCACATAAATTGCGTAATTCGCGCCAACTGAAACTACTGCATTGTATTTCCCAAGCATTTTCATTTCAATCGAGGCGCTTAAACTACCATCATCGACAGGTGCAAGAGCTTTTGCTTCAGTCTGTATGAGTCTTGCTGTTTCATAAACAATATCTGATATTTCATTCAGCAATGTTCTCTCAAATCTTGATGCAGCTCGCAATAATTGTTGTCCACTAAAAGTAATCCTAGCCATTATTCTTTAACTCTATTACTTTAGCTTGGATTGTGATGTTATCTTTAAAAACCTCCACTACACTTTTATTTGTTCCTGATTCAACAATCATCTTTACAGATAAATCGGTTTTAATAATGCTACTAGCCATTCGATCATCACCTTTCTATATGACTAATTTCAAAGCCACCCTCATGATTTCATGTTGCCCACCTTGGTCCTCGGCTTGACCAGCAAATTCGTATATTTCACCTTCATAGCGTAATTGCATGCTAGATGTTAAATCAGTTCTGTAGGGATAGTACATGTATCGTTGCAATGGATTGCCTAGCTGTTGAGCGTAATACTGCTCCTTGCTCGTTGGTGTATCAACGAACGCCTCTATCGTATCAACAGGGTGCCAATCAGTTTTGAAACCACCAGTACCATCTGGAACACGTTTTTTCTCAACCACTTCGACTGTATGAGGAAATTCATCGAATGGGCTGAAATACATGGAATTTAGCCTTTCTACATGCGTCGTATGGCTTTAATAAATCAGTTAAGGCACTCGGCAATGTTCCAAAGTCGAATGTGTACGAAACGGTTCCCATTGATCTACCTTTCAATGCACCATTCCCTGAGAAAAAGTTAGTGGCTTTTGCTAGGAAAATCTTTAATGCACTTGGTAAAGTCGTAGGTGTAAACTTTTGGCACAGTTGTTCGTTAAGCATATCGAGTACTAATGGCAGCATGACTTTGTAAAATTCATCATTCGTCGAAGATTTGTCACCACAAATAACTTTGTAATACTCAATCTCTTCATCTGAAGGTGTCCAAGTCATCATGATCACCTACTCTGCATCTTCTGGTTGAGCAGTTGGTTTTGTTTGACGCTTTGGCTTGGCTTCTTCTTTTACTTCTTCAAAGCTTGCTACAAGTTCTTTCATTTGTAGTTCTTCAAATAATTCCTCAGAAACGCTTTCAGCAACTTCTCCAGCCTTTAGATGCTTACCATTTACCTTTGCATTTTTGGCTAATGTCACGTTGTAAGGCATGATTTTCCCTCCTTAAAATAAAAAGAGATAGCTCTTTGCTATCCCTTAAATAGTTGCTACTTTTGCGATAAATACTTTATCAGCTTGTTCAAATGATGGCAGTGCAATTTGTGAAACGATTGTTTGTACGTTTACTGGATGTACAATCTTGTTTGTTGTTACAGCAACACCAGTATTGACGATTGAAACATCGGCATCTGTAACGCCAGTCATTAGATCGCTTTCCTCTGGTGTTGTTCCGTACATCGTCTTACCAAGAGCACCAGGAGGTAGTAATGTTACAACGCCATCTGGGAAGTAAGACTTTGTAATGCCGTGCTCGTCTACAAACATATCATCGTAAATAGCAAACTGCATGTTTGTTTTACGAGATAAATAGTTTAGTACATCTTCATCAGTTAGAATGATGTTTTGTGCTCCTAATGGGTTCATATCCTTCTTAATCGAATCGTGATTTGCAATTAATGCAAACGTAGCACTCGTTAAGATAGCGCGTGTTGGTTCTGTACCTGTACGCTTACGTACAGCCTTCTTCCAAGCCAAGATATCTTGTACTGGTGTGGATGTAGCTTGATCCCATGTATCAGTACCAGTTAGTGTTTCGAATTGATCTGGAACCAATTTGTAATCGTAGGTATGATAAGCACCTTCTGCAGCGATTTGAATTTTTCCTTCTGATAACAATTGCATACGCATACGTTCAGTTGTTGCATCAGCACCATCTACAAGTGTTTTCATGTCATCAAAAACAAATTTAATGACTGCATCAGCCATTTTTGTTTGGCCGCCTTGTAATAAAGTGTTGATTTGCTGACGTTCTTTTTCTTTTACCACCATACGTTCACGGAAGAACGGCATTTCTGTTTGAATAGCAGAAACTCCAATACGGTCACGTACTGGCGCTTGTGCATCAAATGCAGATGGTTTTAAAGCAATTGGTAATCCAGCTCGTCCTTTTAAATACGATAAATCAAGTCCAAGCTGTTTGTCAGCAGGGAATAAAGCTGCACCTAACGCTGGCTTCTTGTTTAAATTAGTTGTAACAATAAAATCAGCAATGTTACCAGCTGTCACTAAATCATAAATTGTTGGCATACTCTTTCACTCTCCTAATCTTATTTCATGAATGTAATTTGTTTTAACACACCGATTGCCTCAGTTGATGGTTGTACTGGAAGTTTTGCTAAATCAACAAAACCATGAATTACTATTGCCCCAACCGCTGGCCCATAGGTAACATCAACATCGTATCGACTTACACCTTCTGCTGTGGCATCATTAGCGGCTTTTGCTTTCACCGAACGATCAGCTAACATTCCTCCACCAACAATCGTTCCAGCAAGAACAATCTTTTTGCCATCAGCATTAGCTGTAATACCTGCATCATCGAATGTCGCTGTCATTGAGACATGATGGTCAGGGTATTTCAAGATTTCTTTACCATTTGCATAATCTGTTACTACAAATTTCCCCATTATCACTCACTCCTGTTATTTGAAATAATGTCCTTGTGCTTCCTCTGCTTGCTGTGTTACCTCAGCGCCTTGAGCTAACTTAGAGCCATAAGAAGGTTCATTACCTCCTGTATGACCGCCACCACCAGGATTACGAGCAGAACCCTTCATACGCTCTTCGACACTCACTTGGACAAATGCATCGAAGTCTGTTTTAAACTCGTCTAAAAACGTATTAGTAGCCGTCTCGTCAGTTGCTAAAAACTTGTCTGCATACTTAGTAGCAAACTTTGCATCATAACCTTTTTCAGTCATGTACTTGATTGCCCCTTCTCGTAATGCAGCTCGCTGTTCTTTCTGTTCGTTTTGTTGTAGCTTTTCTTCGAGTTCTCGAATACGTTTTTGTTCTGGAGTTTCATCTGGATTTGCTGTTTTTACAGCTTGATCAATAAGTCCTTGTAGATTATTAGACTTCCATGTTTCTAAAGCTGTGTTATGGTGCTTATCTTTTTCAGAATCTAACTCACTTTTTACTGCTGTGTTCGCTGTTGCTGCCGTTATAACATCACCTTTCTCCAACGATTTGAAAATATGTTGAATGAAAGCCGACTCGTCACCAGCCTCAACGATTGTTTTTAATTCTTCAAAATTGACTTGCATACTAATTTCCTCCTGTCCTTCGTACGCTTACACCCACGAAACACTTAGTCATTTGTTCTTTATAGCGTCTACAAATGCTAAAAAAGACATAATAAAAAGCCACCTATTCAGTGACTAGAACTAATTTTATAAATTTGTTGTAAAGATAACTTTTCTTTTTCTCTGTACAATTCACAATATTTATCAAAATCTTCATCTGTTAAAGAGTTAAGAGCTAATATTTCATTTAAACATTTTGGACCAAGACTGTTGAATTCCTTTAGTAAACCAATATCGATGTTACGTTTAGCTAATTTAGCAATTTCCGTTTCCCATTCGTTAAATCCGATAATCGAAGCTTGAATGGTTGGTGTTGTTGGACATGCATTTATTTTTTCGACTATGCTCTTTTCATTTTCTTTAACCATAAGTGCCTTGTGTGAAGTTAGCGCCTTATTCAACTCTGCAATTTCGTTAACATCTCCTTCGAAGGTTTCATATATTTCAACTGCTCCAATTTTACTTGATCGTGAATATTCCATCTTCTACACCTCACCACTAAATTTTTTCTTCCACTCTTCATAACTCATGAATGGAACTGCAACGCTTGGCGGTTTAACCTGTTTATATGCTTTGTTGAAAGCCTGTTTGTAGGTAAGCCCTAAATCAGACATGTAAGCATCAATACGAGCAGCCAACTTCTTTTGGTACGTATCGTCCATGTAGTCCCTGCCTCTACGGTACTCTGGAAGCTTGCCATTAACCATATAAATCGTATGACAGCGACATTGTATATCCATCGACGCAACACCCCATAACCTTGGTGCTTTCGACTTCCACTTTCCATAATGGTAGTAGCCCTCTTTATCAGCTTTCTGACCGTCTAGCTTTCTATGAGACTTCCTTACCCTGGTATCA